GCGGGCAAACGTCACGCCGTGTATTTTGCGCGGCCAACTGTCGGCAGTGTCCGCCGGTGCTGCGTAAACCGCCGGGCGGCCAAGCTCTACGGTGCGCACCGCATCGGCCACCGTGTCGCAGCTCGCGTTAATTGTGGTCTTTCCGGGTTTTGGTGTCGGCAGCGCCTCAGCGGCAAAATGTGAATAAGCCCATGCCATGCCCCGGCGCGGGACCGAATCATATACAGCAGCCAAATAATCCGCGTCGATATGGTCCGTGCCTGTTTCACTTTTTGGGTGCAGTGCACAACTACGCGGGCACGTGCCATAAGTTTCGTGTTCGCCAGCGCGATAAGTAACAGCTATCGGGCCGGTTTTTTTGTTGGCTGATATTGCAACGGTTTTCAACATAACTCTATCCTTTCTGTTAGCCGCACCATCGCGGCAGCCCCTATTTTGCCAAACCCCGGCAACTTGTCCAATTGATTTTTTTGATCAATCCGCCGGAGCCGATAGTTTTTCCTTCAGCTCTGCCCAATTCATTCCACGCGAAGGCCACTCAGCGAGAGGCGGCAGCCGAAGACCATCAGCAGCAAGGGCAACAGCATTTAACCCGTGATAAAGCAAGACCCGCTCAGGCTTTAATATCGCACCACCCGCCCGCAAGACAAGCACAAAACAAGGCCGCCCCTTGGCTGCATGCCGGGTCAAAAAAGCAATTTGGTGCGGTCGAAGGGTAACTTTCAACCCACGGTGAACAACTTTCAATTCCAGCGTGATAAAGCGATCATCCACGCCCACCAGCATATCGGACACGCCGAGGTTCACTCGGTTTTCGATTCGCTCAATGTCGCAGCCCAAGGCCTTGAGTCCATCGCGCACACGTGCAGAGAATCGCGCCTCAGGTGTCGTCGTCACGGTCTATCTCAAAAACATCTAACGGGGGATCGGCCACGCCAGCATCGAAGGCCGGGTCTTTCTCTCGGTCGGTGCTGGCCAGTACTTTGCCTGTATCAGCATCAATCAAGGCAGTCGGGGGCGGCCCGCCGTAAAGCCGCTTCAATTCATCCAACTTCCGCTGCACTTCCTCTTTGGACATCGAATCAATTGTCCCGTGCCTGATTTCCTTGCGTTCAACGTAAATGGTGCCCAGTGCCTGTCCGCGCCGATACTCGGCCTGCACGGCAGCAGCAAAAGCTCCAGCAGCCAATGCTTTATCGCGGATTTCCTGCAAGTCTTTCATGTGGCGCTCGTACGACGTGTTGTACTTCGATGCCAATTCGGCACGATAGGCCTGAATTGCAGCCACCACGTGCGGGTATTCCTTGGGGTTGGTCAACTTCCAAGCCATGACCGAGGCCGAACCCTCTTTGTACCCAGCACGCATGGCGGCCTCTTTCAAAGTCACCCTGCCATCGCCGGACACGTATTCCTGCACAAACTTCCATTCCTTGGCATTCAGTACCTTTTGCTGCCTCAGGGGTCGGACCTCGCCCGCAAGCCTCTGCTTGGCCTTGTCAGGGACCACAGGGGGCACGTTCCAGACATCCCGCTTGGTCATGCAGTTCTCCACAAGCGCCAGCCGTTGTCCACCTTGCGCATAGAGAAGGTCCAGCCGGGTCTGTGAACCTTGGCAAACCGGATAGCTGCCACCCTAGCCGAGGCGGCCTGTTTTTCGCCCTTAAACAGGATGCTATCGCCCGTTTCCATGTCCCGGAAGGGGTAGGTCGTGCGGTCCTCAGGGATAGGGATATTTGCTTCGATTTGTATCAAGTACTAACTCCCGTAAAAAGAAAATTCAATTAACAAGGGAGTATAGATAAAGTAACGCTATCTGTCAAGGTCAAATCCAATTCAAGGCCGTCTATATAGAGTCTGGGAGGGAAGAGTAGTAAAAAAAAAATCACCTCCTCTTTTCGTAGGGACACCCCAGTAAATTACACTGTTTCTACCCCTGTGATGTACTGTAAGTCAATAACTCATTGATTTCATTCACTTATTACACCATTACGTCTATCACGTCTATTCCCACAAAAAAAATAAAAAAAACACCTCTTACCCTAAAAAGTCCTATAGGGCCCCTCAAAATTGCATAACAACACCCATCCTATATACCCAATTTCATATACATTAGGGAAACCCCCTATAAAAAACACAACAAAATGTACTTGACACATAGTCTTTTCTAAACAATACTACGTGTCCCTAACACATGTAATTAAGAAAGGATAGCAGAGTATGGGCATACAATTCCCTAAACAGTTACACACGGCGGATCTTTCTCTCAAACTTCCTGTTGAAGTAGATTACGGTCTTGATGACAACGGCGAAACTAAAATAACAGCAGTACGCGTGGTCCACGGTCCGGTGTCCATGGATGTCATGGGTTTGCTGACCGAAGACGATTTTTTTGACATATTTGTCCAGTTGGATGACTGGTATCACGAGGTGCTCTGATGAATACTTTTGATGGACTTTTGAATTACCACTATAAATTTTTCACGGGCAAGAAGGGACACCTTTTGGACTGTTGGTTGGAGTTTGAGGATGGGGACCCCTCTGTTGGTTTGTCTGAGTCGTGGTCCGTGTTCCATGCTTATTTAGGCGGTGTGGACATATCTGAGTTGTTGTCTGAGGAGGTCAAGACGCAGATTATTGAGCAGGCGCAGTTGGCTTTTGAGTCTTTTGAGGAGTATTGATATGGCGAAGAAAGAAAAACCCCTGAATTATTTTGAGGTCAACACATGGATGGTTGAGGATGCAATCAGCACGATGGATGAGGCCATGGCGCTGATTGGGTTGATTGCCCGGGACGAGGACCTTTTTAGGCAAAAGCCGTTGTATGGTGTGTTGACTGTCCTGATTGATTCAAAAAGGACTTTAAACGAATATTTGGAGAAGCCTGATTCGTCGCCGCGTTGTTGAATTAGAGCAGGAGGTTTGCGATGTTACTAAACATATTGACGTGGGTAATGGTTCTGTTTTTGGGGGGCGCGTTGATCGTAGCCATCGGGGCGATGCTGATAACAGTGATTGATTTTTTACAGAATGAGAATAGGGATGATTGAACCAACAACACCTGAAGAGGACGAGGCGTTCAACGAGATCGAACGACAAGCCGAACGCCGCAAGGAGGCGAAGAGGGTGACTATGCGAGTCATTGAAGAGCAAAAAATAATGCACAGGCGCGGCATTGGATTTCTCAAGCCCAAGTCGCAAGAAGAGTTCTACAACGAACTACGCAACGGCATTGTTGAAGAAGTGGCACAGCACATTGAGAAGCTGACGGGCTTTGGCCCTGACACCATCAGTTCGTTTGCAATCTACATTCGGGAAATGAAGAAATGAAGCGAGTCTTGAAATTAGAAGCGGCTTTGGAGCGTTTGCTTAAAGCGCTTGACGGCTATCAAAGGCATGGCGATCTGCTGACCGATAAATATAAAAATGCCTTGTTAGATGCAAAGATTGAGGCAATCGAAGCTTTAAACAAAGATATTGAGGAGATGAAGAAATGAATAAACCAAACAACCCACCAGCATTTCCATCGGGATATGACGTACCCGAAAACCCCGGCATGAGTCTGCGTGACTACTTTGCGGCAAGAGGAATGGAAACACTGATGACAAAAGTTGTTTCCGAACTGGGGAGTAAACATCGTTCAATTGAAGAAGCACAGAAAATAAAAAATGTGTATGCCTCAATGTGCTACGCAATGGCAGACGCAATGTTGAAAGCGAGGGAGGCATGAACTTCCGAGAAACAACAGTCAAGTACATCAAAGACATCCTCCGGTCAAAGACTATTTCCGAGGTGATCTACGCCGAACTGCAAGAAGCACACCTACGCAAGCTGGAGGCCGAGACCGCATCCGAGTATGCCCATGCGGCAATACAGTACAACGAACAACGTATTGCACGGCTGAAGGCAAGACTGACTGAGCATACAGAGGAGGGGGAGTACACATGATCGACCGACTCATACTTGGTGTTGTGCTGTCCGTAGTTGGGTGCAACGGCTTGTTCTCCGAGCCAACGCCGCCAGTAGAAAAAACACTGAGGCAAAAAGCAAAAGAGCGACAGCAAAATAAAATCTGTTTGAGAAAAGACAAAAGACACCAAACTGATACTGTTAAACGTATGTGTAAACGATGGAAGGAGCAACAAGGTGCTTGAAGCAATCAGAACATTTTTCGGTAAGTCGCGTGGGGAACACGGTGAGCGCAGAAC